CAGAGGTTCCGATCTGCGTGTCATCCCCAGAGGTTCCGATCTGCGTGGCATCCCCAGAGGTTCCGATCTGCGTGGCATACCCAGATGAAACACTTCTGAAATTCTCAATTTTTGTTTTTTCGAGCGTGAAATCAATGCACGCTTTCAAGAATCCTTTAAGCCCAAGTTTTGCGCCGATATGCAGTTTGTTTGTTGCACGCTTATTACAGTCGTCCCACACCTGCCCCAGTGCTTCCACTTCCGCAAATTCTGAAATATCCCCATTTTCATTTACGAGAGGATAGTAATCTAACACCGCCCACGGGTCCTCATAGAAGTGCATCACGCCTTTGTGGTAGCATCCCACGCCGTGCTCCTCATACGTCGTGTTTTCCTCGTACTGTTTTCCTCTGCAGGAAAAATCTTTCTCGAATCCTTTAAATCCTTTCATTCCCATTGCCTTTTCTCCTTTCATGTGCTATGATGATGTTGTCTTTTTACAGATGCCCTTCGTTTCCCGGAGGGCATTTTTACATTTTCAACCACATCTGAAACACTCTGTCTTTCTTCTTTTCCGCCTTTTCGGCTTCTGTTTTCTTTCTCTTCTCCTCCGCGTCAACCGCCAGAAAAGCAAGATACCCGATAATCATCAGCGAAAAGCACCAGAAGAACCCGCCCCAATTGATATTGCTGATGGCTACGAGTGCCGTAACCCACAGAATCACTTCGGCTGCCACAATCTTTTTCTTCAATGCTTCGCCCTCCATTTCTCCAGCTCAACGGTATCGAAAACCAGCGGGCTGTTCCTTTTCAGCGGGTTGAGTTTTCGCACAACTCCCGCCGGTGCGTATTTCTCGGCGCGCTCGAGCACTGTTTCCCCCAACAGGGGATTCTGCATTTTCAGCAGCTCCGATTTCCGCATATACCGCGCCGGATACGATATCCGACTTTCTTCTTTTTCTTTGATCCGGACTTCTCGTCCCAGAAACATGAAAATCATTTTTTCTGCTTCTGCTTTCGTGATTTCTTCCATCCGGGGAACCTCCTTACTACATCACCAACACGGCCGCCACAACCGTTATCAGCACCACGAAAGTTACCAGCCACGCCGTAAACCAGAATTTTGCTCTTATTCTGGCTTCTCGTATCACGCTGACTGCGAAGCCTTCCGCCTGCTCCCATGTCGTTTCTTCCATGTTCCTCCTATGATTCTGCCCAAACAAATTTACCTTTTCCTGTTTTCCTTCCGCTTCTCATTGCATTGGAAATAGTACACGGAGCAATTCCAAAATAATTTGCCGCTTTCCTAACAGATTCAAAAACGATTCCTGTTTCTACGTGTTGGATCGCTTTTCTATGGCTATATCCAAAATCTTTCGGTTTGTAACCATTCCTTAAAATTTCTTTTGCCCTTTTTTCTGCATAAGATTTTCCTCCTGTTTTTATCCAATACTTGATGAGCGCCCTATCTATTCCGAGTTTTTCTGACCAAACAGTTTCCGGAAGGATTTCTCCGTTCACATCAATGAAAATCGTGTTTCTTCGATTGTTTAGATTTTCTTTTCGTGAAATCCACCTGCAGTTATCTGGAGAATAATTTCCGTTATTATCACGTCTGTCTAAATCTAAGCCCTTTTGATATCCATTCTCTAAACACCAACTTAAAAACGGCTCAAATTTTTCCCATTCATCACAAACTTTTATTCCCCGTGCTCCGTAATTTTTGTACGCTTTGCATTTTGGATTTTTGCATCTTTGTTTCATGGCTTTCCAAGCCCAGTAGATGCTTTTATTTTCCGTCCTTATGGACACTTCTGTTTCCTCCTATCACGTTCCCTTTTTCGTCCAGCCAGTCCCACAGGTAGCGGCCTTTCCCTGAGTTTCTCCACTGTCCAAGACCTCTGAGCATTCCGTAATCAAGCCACTCTGTCACGGCTCCCGCCAATCCATCAGTCAAGCACTGCACCGTGAATTCGATCCACGCCCCCGCCGGGATGCTCTCGCTGTTCGCCAGGGCTGTTTTTTCTCCCTGTGGTGTCTGTCCCCTGAGCGGTCGCTCACAATTTCCGATTGTTCCCTCAAAATGAATCGGGATCTGACGTTCTTTCACAAAGATCAGTCCATCAATCTCTTTTTTGTAAGCCTTAATCTTAGAACTTTTTGTTCCGGGTACCTTTCTCAGCATTCCAGCCGCATCCTTGAAGAATCCCTTGATCTGGTAGTCCCAATAGATCGGCACTCCCTCTTTGTTTCTCGGGAAAACGGTCATTGCTTTCTCAATCGTCTCTTCCACGCCGACTGCTTCGACCTCTTCCTTCTTGCTCGGCGCATTCGGTGCCAGAGACGCAATATAGGTCTTGTGAATCTCCTTATCTGCCGCCGCTGTTCCAAGGATTTCCTCCGTGAATGTTAATCTTACTTTGATTTCCTGCATGTTGCTTTCTCCTTTTCGGTTTTATTTTTTGATTTCGGCGCTCTGCCCTCTTCGCTGCGCACCTGCGTATCAATCCGCCGCACTTCATTTCCTTTGCTTGTCCGCTCGCATCTATGAATTGCCTTGTTATGCCGTTGCTCATCCTGGCTTCCAGTGCTATTCCCTTGCTCCGACCTGCGATTCCTTTCCGTAGCATTCCGGTTCGTTGGCTCGCTGTACCATTCCATCGCTCAGCTCTACTGCTCTGCGCCTTTCCATGGCTTTTCGTTGCCCAGTCTTTCGTATCTCTTCCTTTGCTTTTCAGCTCATGACGGTGCATCGCTATTCCATAGCCCTTCTACTCAACGTTTTTCCTTGCCCTCGCATTTCAATTCTCCGCTGCGCTTTTCCTTAGCATCGCCATCTCTGCTATGCCATTGCGGATAAAATTTTGTTGACGAAATATCTCTGCCCTTTCCCCGTTACTTTCGGGGTGCGGCTGATCCGAACATTTCCGTTCGGCTGGGTGATCGTGGACTCCTTGATCTCCATAACGCCGAGATCCATGCTCTTCTGCGTCGGCATGTTGTAGCTGGCTCCGTCCTTCCGGATCAGATAACCGTTTTCCCGCATCCACTGGAAGAGCCGCTTCTCGCCGATGTCAACCCCGTTCTGCTTAATCAGCTTTGCAAGGTCTCCGATCAGAATTGACGTTTTGCTTGCGCTCACTGCGTCCGCGAAAATCTCTTTCGGACGCATCCGCTCAATGGCTCGGTTCTGCTCCTCAATGGTTTTCTGCGCTTCGAGGACTGCCAGAGCCAGAAGTTCCTTTCCCTGCGGTGCTGTCTGCTGATACCCACCGGTTTTCCGGATCGCCGGTAGAACCTCCGACGTTATCCAGTGCTTGAATCTCTTTGCTTCTTCCATCTTGCTCGAGAGAATCAAGCTATACAGCCCGGATTCGTTAATCAGCGTCACTTCCCGTCGCTGACCTGCCAGAACGATTTGTTCGGTCAGCTTGTCCTCGGCGTCTACGTGGTCCCGAATGGCTTTCTGCTGGTTCTGGTACTTCAAGACCTTTGCGATACTGGAGCCAACGAACCACGGTTCTCCGTTTCGCATCTCGATTCGAATACTCCCGAACTCTGCATTCGTGATAATCATTTCGTTCATGCTTCCACCTTCTTTCTGTGGTCAAGAAAAAGCTATTTTGCTTACCGAGCAGCGCTTGCGATGCTCAATATGTTTTATATCTTCTTCTTATTCTCTTTCTTATTCTTATTCTAGGGGCGTTACTGTTACGCTACGTCCCTGTTAGCGTAACGTTATGATAACGTTACTAAGCAAATTGCAATGACCCTGTTTGCGTTTTTGCTTAGTAATATTTCTCGTTCCAGTGCCGGATGCGTCGGTAAAGTTCATCTGCCGCAGCGACTTTTTCAAGTTCTTCTTTGGTGATCGGCCGCGGCTCTCCGGCTTCCAGTTTTTCGATTTTCTTTTCCAGATCTGCGATTTTTCCGAACAGCTTTGCACTTGCATACTCTTCACTTTCCAGATCGTCCGCCAGATGTGGTAACGAAAGTAATGTTTTCAAGATTCCCATAGTCTTTACACCTTTCGTGTGCTATACTCCATTTGAAAGGAGCTACTAAATTATGCAAATACCAGATTATTCACACCTTGAACTTTCCCTTTATCAAAAATTCATTGTCCGAACCCTGCCAATATTAAAGAGTTCGATTTTTTATCGTAAAAAATCTATATCTCTTCTCTGCCAGTACGAACTGATACATCGTGTACCTCGAATTTTATTCGGTCATTACGTCTATGAGCCAACCGATTTTGGAAAAATGTATTTTCGATACAAAAGGAAAGATCATCTGCGTTTTTTGATCCCTACCACCATTTCAATAATTGCATTGCTTGAAGCATATGATGTGCTAACCATTCCATTTCTTCGCGACACATTACAAGCAATAGGCACACTACTGAAAAGTACATTGGGAAGTCTGGGTGTTTTTCACTGAACGTTTTTCGCGGTGTGAAAAGCCACCAGTTAATAAATCTTTTTAAGAGTTTCATGTTCCCTCCTTATGTTTTCTGTAACCGGGCTTTGTCCGCTTCTTCTTTGATCGTCTTTCGCGCGGATTCTGGAAGAACCGCATTTGTTTCGATCAAGCACATCATGTAGCCGCGGTTAAACTCTGACATATTCGGCAGCGCTTTTTTTAACTGCTCCGCGATTGTCTTTTCTCGATCACTCATGCCGTCAACCTCCTTTCGTTGCTTTGTGAGCTTATTATATCACATCGTGAGTATTTGTCAATACTTTTCTTGACTTTGTGAGTTTTTCGTGCTATTCTTACTCATGTAAGGAGGTGATACGGATGTCGGAGATCAAAGATCGTATCAAAAAGATAAGAGACGATCAGCATCTAACCCAAACAGATTTCGGCGCAAGAATCGGCGTAAGAGGTAACACCATTACCAATTACGAAACAGGGCTTAGAAAACCGTCCGAAGCCGTCATGATGGCAATTGCGCGAACATTTGACGTAAACATGGTATGGTTAAAAGAAGGAACCGGGCAGGCTTACATTCAGAAAACAAAAGATATGGAGCTTGCAGAAATGTTTGCAGATGTTCAGCTGTGTGATGATGGGAGTTTCAAGAAACGTTTGATTACCGCACTCGCACGATTGGACGAAAAAGGTTGGGAAAATCTTGAGTCTTTGCTGAATTTGATTAACGAAACAGAATAAAAAAGAAAGTCTAGGGCAATGCGCAAACCCTAGACTTTCTTTTTTTAACTCAATAATCTTTTCACGTACGTATAAATGGTTTTTAACCAATGCAAATTGGTACATTCGTTCACCAACTTACAAATTTGATTTTTATAGAAACTTTCAACTTCCGGTTGTTCATCTCTCATGATTATGTACCTCCCTGACAGTGCCAATCAAAATAGTGATACCACGATCATAGAACATTTGTTCGAAAATGTCAACCGTGCGCCACGTATCTGCCTATTTCGATATACAGAATCTCTAATTTTTCAACTTTTTTCTCCCCCCTTATTGACAGTTTTTAAAAATATGATAAAATTTTCTGTATAACATCTTTATACTTATATTACACCGGATACCGCACAAGATGTTGACGTAATTTCATGTGTGCTTGCTCTTTTGCTTGATAATTTTCGTCAGAATCTTGATACAAAGGGGGAATTTAAGGTGACTACAAAGAAAGAGATGTTAGATATATTTGCGGAAAATCTGGAAAAAGAGCGCATAAAGCTCGGGTATACTCAAAGTGACTTCGCGAAAAAGCTGGGAATTTCGGCATCTTCTTACCGGAACATCATTTCCCGCCGCGTTGACACGTTCAGTATCATGCTTGCGCCGAAACTCTATGAGCTGACAGGAAGATTCTTATACGAGATGTTCGGGCAACGCAGTATCGAGATTGAAGTGCTGAATAAATTCCGCAAATTAACAGATCGGCAGAAAGCCTACATAAACGCCAAAATAGAATTCGAGCTTGAGATGAAAGCCAAAGAAGAAGACCCTGCGAACATGTTGGATGTCCTACATCTGACAGGAAACATGGAAGATGGGATGGTTCTGGATTCCGCACATGAAGAGCATGTGTATTGCCCGGAATATATCGAGAAATACGGAGAGCGGCTGCACTGTGGCATCCGGATAACATCGAACCACTTACTTCCCGTATATATCAAGGGCGACATCATCGGAATCTCGAAGCGGCCGCCCAGGGACGGTGATACATGCGTCCTGGTCAATAAAAAGAACGGGCGGGCGTACATCCGTAAATTTATCCAGTCGGAACCGTGCAGAATGGAGCCGATAAACGGGTATGGGGATATCATAACCATAGATACCAACAACCCGGACGAGATGAGGGAATGGGTTAAATTTGGCGTGGTTATCACGGTTCTGCGCAGATAGGGGGAGTCAATATGGCAGAGACAAAATATTGCAAACATTGCGGACAGGTTATTGACGCGGATTGTGTCGTGTGTCCGAAGTGCGGAAAGCAGGTTGAGGATCTTAAAACAGATCAGAAGAACGTTATTATTAATAACAACAACAGTAGCAGCGCATCCTCTTCTGCTTCTTCATCAGCAGCGGCAGCGGCGAGTACAAGCCAAGGAGTATACGTCACAGGAAAGCCAAAAAATAAATGGGTCGCTTTCTTCCTGTGCCTTTTTACTTTATGCGGACACAAATTCTACGAAGGAAAATTCGGAATGGGTATCCTGTACCTCTGTACCCTGGGGATTTTTGGAATCGGCTGGATTATCGACCTGTTTACGATTCTAGGAAAACCGAATCCGTATTATGTATAGATAATAAAAAAAGGCCTAACAGACTGTGGCGCAATCTGTTAGGCCTTTCATAAGAGGTTACTCCCCGGAAGGAATAATCTAATGAACATGATTATGTTATCACACTTCCGGCGGCTTCGCAAGTGGAACGGGAAAATTTTCGATTTTTTTCGACTATTTTTTCCCGTCTGTTTGCGGCCGCTTTTTTGCACCCATTTTGCGCCGTCTCTGTGGCTTTTCCAGCCACTAAACGAAAGGAGCCTATAGATGGCAAAGGCGAAATATACAAAGCAAAAGAACGGGTATTTTCAAGCCCGTGTGTGGGATGGAAGTTATGTTGATGGAAAAAAGCACTACATCACGATCAGATCCAGAAAAAGCAGTAAGGATCTGGAAGCAAAAGTGACAGCTTACAATGACAGAGTGAGCAACTTGCAGGCAGTACAGAATAAAAATATACAGTTTAATGACTACGCGGGGCGATGGCTGAAAGTCTACAAGGCCGAAGCGGCGAATAACACCAAAAGGATGTATAAAAACATCATAGACAAGCACCTGGGACAGCTTGACGGCGTGCGGCTCTGCGACATCCTGCCGATCCACTATCAGACGGTTATCAACGACGCGGCCGGGAAAAAGCGGATTCAGCAGCAGATCCAACTCACTTTTTCGCAGATCATGCGGTCTGCGGTACATGATCGGCTCTATCCGGCTAACTTGCTGGAGGATCTAAAAGACGTTATGAAGCCGATCGACTACAAGGCCGACGAGAAACGGCCGTTGACGGAAAACGAGAAAAAAGCCATGAAAGACGCTGAGTTATCCCCATCTGACCGGATTTTTGTGGATATCCTTTATTCCACCGGCCTACGCTGTGGAGAAGCTCTTGCGCTTACACGGTTTGATATTGATTTTGTCGAGAAAACAATCAACGTCAACAAGGCCGTTGAGTTTGATGAGGCTGGAAGGCCGAGCATCAAAGACCCAAAATCAAAAAACGGCTTCCGGAAGGTGCCGATCCCGTCCAAGCTCTGCGCGTCGCTGGAAAACTACGTTCGGTTTTACATCAAAGGGACATTGCTATTTGCTATGCAGGGCGGCAAAATGGTGTCTAAATCCTCTTACCGCCGGAAGTGGGAAAGAATCATAAAGGAAATGAATAGAGTCGCCGAAAAGCCCGTCTGCGGACTCACAGCCCATATTTTCCGCCACAACTATTGTACTTCACTCTGCTACCAGATCCCGCGTATCTCAATCAAGAATATAGCATCTCTCCTGGGGGATGACGAAGCAATGGTTTTGAGGTTTTACAATCACATCATGCTGGAAAAAGAGGATACCGCCGGAGCGGTGGAAGCTGCTCTTTCCATGTGACACAAAAATGACACATTTACATTCCTCTACATTCCTCTACAATACCTTACTTTGATTTTCCGATAATTTCATTCCGGCAACGTAAAAAGGCTGAAAACCCTAGCAAAATCAATGGTTTCCAGCCTTTTCAATTAGTGAAGCATCGGGGATTCGAACCCCGGACAACTTGATTAAAAGTCAAGTATCCTTACCTCTTATTCTGCCCGCAAATACGCCATTTTCCAACGATCCCATGACACGAAAATGACACATTCAGATCTTAGCACATTGTGTCCATCATGTCAAACAAAAAACCGCGCCATTTTTTGACACGGTTTTATTTTCTTTCAGAAGAAACTATTATTTCTTTCGTTTTTCTTCTGCCAGATGCTGATCATAATCTGTTGGTAATACACGCCATCCTTTATAAGTTAAACATGGACGATTTTCTCCTTTGATTTTTCCCAGCATTGACCTTTTAACTCTGCTTAGCCCAGCAATCGTATTAAAAAATTCTTTAGAATCTGGTTCTACTCCAAATTTATCACAATTTTCTCTAAGCCAAAAAGTCAAAGAATGAATATGGAAATGTTCTCCTTCCGGGCTTATTAGATGCCAATCTATCGCAGCTCTATTCGTTTCAAATCTTCCGGATTTTGGGCTTTTCTTTGCTGCTTCTGTTGCTTTTCTTTGTATCTCCGCATTTCGAGGATTCTTACGTCTTGCATCCGACATTTTTTGTTTAACATCCTCGGAGCGTTTCGCTCCTTTGTGTGTCTGGCTTAAATGTATCAGCCTGCACTCCCTTGAGCATGTCACAACATTACGAGATGGGGTGCAATAAAATTCCCTTCCACAAATAATACACTTCTTAACATTTTTGCTCATTATAATACTACCTTCTCAAATCATCTTCAATCAAATCATTTAAATACTGATTAACGCTTTTCCCCTTTTTCGCAGCCCTGCTTTTAATAATTTCTTTATTTCCTGCCGGAATCAACAAATTTATACGATCATATTTTTTCCTAATAAAGTCATTCACATATTCAGTTTGATTAAATTCTTTATTCATATTTTCCCCTTTCATCAGACATATCTCTGCCAATTATCATCTTTATTTTTTCTTTGAATTTTACAAATTGTATCGTATCCATACCATTTTCCATTAAACCAACACTGTCCAAAATCACCCCAATTAAAATAAATGCTTACGTAAAGATCATTTATTTTATCTCTATTTGAAAAATCATTTTCAGAAAGAAATTCTTTTCTTATTCTTACCATATCATCAGAACCATCAACAGTCAAAAATCTAATCTCCCAAAAATCTTTTAACTCCAAAATAATGTATCCATCTCGACAATCAACATCCAGTTTTCCTTCAAAACTTCTGTAAACTTCTTTGGACATGCTTTTTCCTCCCATTAGTGCATCAGCGAATCCGCAAGTGCTGTTGCATCTCTACAAATTCTTCCGTTATTGTTCTCGTACACAGGCAGATCATCGACAAAAATCCTCAAAATATTTTTTCTTTTGTTGTATCTTCCAATTTTCTTTTTTCCGGTGTATCTCGTCCACCCATCAAGATCCTCGTAATAATCTGTCATATCATATTTTACATCATTAAAATTGACATCTTTGCCAAACATTTTTTTGTATCCTTCGTTGGCCATCGAAAGAAATTTATTTGCAAGTTCGACCGTAAACACTTTTCCATATCCTTTTTTTACAGCTACTGCCCAACTTGCTTTACATTCTCTTCCGCTTTCATCCCATTCATTAAAATATGCAGTGAAATATTCATTTTCATTTAAATTCTTTGCTTCCGAACTATTCATTATTACCACTTTTTCTTCCATTTTTGCTACCACCTTTCTGATTTGTTTATTTCCTTTCTGTGATTATATATTAGCACATTATACGTATAATGTCAATACATTATACGTAATATATTTATTTTAATTTTACCTTAAAAAATGGCAATAAAAAAGCCCCAGGTATCCAAAGATACCCAGGGCAAAGTGGCGTATAAATTGCATGTATGGAATTGCACCGGATTTCTCCGGTAAAAAAGTCTTTTTTCGTGGTTTACAAGTTACTTCTGACCGATCACGTTTCAGGATCGCAACCGGTCAGTTGGTGCATCGGTCATCAGTTGAACAATGCATACCAGGTATTGGCTCCGCAATATCCATCCGCCTCGAGGCCTTTGGACTTCTGATAAGACTTGATCGCGGCGGTCAGTCCGTCTCCGCAGAGAGCATCCATATTGCCGAAATAGAAGCCTTTTGCCGCAAGGATGAACTGAACCAGGAATGTGAATGTTCCCTGAGTTCCATGGCTGACGGTGGCTTTTGAAGCAACCTTTTTGCAGGATTTGAAAAAGTTTTTGTTGGTCGGATCCAGCGCGGTGCCATATCTGCGATTCATCAGATCCTTCCAAACTGCCAGGGCAGCCCATCTGGATTTGGTACCGTAGTCTCCGTCCACGCGCAGTTTGGCTCCACAATACTTCAGGATCTTGTCCCCATAGTTGCTGTTGAGCCATTTCTGGCCATCAGAAACGTTGTTTCTGGCATTGTTGCTGCCGGATCCGGTATTTGTATTCATCCCGGATGTTCCGCCGGAATATCTGCCATTTTCGACGTTGGTGGCTGTGTGGGCTCCATCGTTCAGCAGGACATCTCCCTCTAACAGGTAGTCCGGGCCAGTCAGATACTTGGATTCGGTCAGGACCAGAAATCCCGCTGCCTTGAATGCTTTCCGCATGTCTCCGGTGTAGGTGGCTTTCAGATTTTTCAGGGCATCAATATCAAGCAGATAGCCGACCGCTCTGACATTGGCGATGACTCCCGCGGAGCAATCAGCTTCACAAGCAACTGTGATCTGTGATGGATCGTAGTTGCTGGCTTTCAGGTGCTGCCAATAGGTAACACGCTGGTTCTGGTCGTAACCAACCAGATCGTTTTTTGCCGCCTTGATGCCGAGTTCTGCGATTTTCACGCGAACTGCGGAATTAGGGTATCTCAGTACACACTTCCATGGGCGGGAATACCACGGGATCAGTGCCCATTCGGTTCCTGTCTGATCTCCAGCTCTGCCGCCGGAATATCTGCCATTTTCGTCATGTCCGCTGTTGGAAATTAAGCTCATTTTTTTCTCCTTCTACCGGCGATTGCGCCGGCGCAAAAATAAAATTATACTGTTCTTTTACTCTGTTTCTTCGTCCTGGTTCTGGTTGATTTTTTTGTCTGCCACTTCTAAACCATTCACCAAAATCCTCGGCACCTTATAACCCATCTCGACAAAATTTTCCAAGATAGACCGGATTTCATTCACGAGCAGTGATGCAAGCACGAACCATCCGAGTAGCGTTGTAATTCCAAGGTCAATTCCAATTGTATCTCCGATCTCAATAAATGCCGTACTTGCTCCGAACGCTACCACAATCATAATCCAGTACCCAAGTTTCTTGAGTACCCCTTTCCAGCCCGCACTGGAGCTTTCCTTGTGGGCGATTCTGCTTTTCATCCAGCCCGTGAGCCAGTCCGCCACATTCAGTCCGAGGAAAAGTGCAAACAGGATCCAGTGCGGCCCCAACAAATATGACAGCACCGCTACCACGCTGCCTACTACAGCGTTATAAGAGTCAATAATTTTCATGTTTTTTCTCCTTCTCTTATACAACGATGAATTTACGATATCAAACGAAAAGAATAGCTCAACTGTTCGTCGAGCTATTTCCATTTTTTTCGTTTCATTCAGTTCCTGTATTAATTCTCTATATCTGCTTAATCTCTGAGTTTGATCTACCATCTTAAATACCCCAAAAATTTTCCTCTATTCGCTGCCGCTTCTATCGATACGTTAAAATATTCTGCTATTTTAGATGTATCAACCATATTTCCCTCTGCCACTTTGTTTAATACAGCAAGATATTCTGTCGCCGGCATTAAAAAAGCTGCCGCAAACTCATTTGCTTGATATTCCTTTTCTGAATTTCCAATTCGATGATAAATATTATTCTCCTGTTTTTCCCACAATTCATTATTGGTTCGATAACCCATGTGAAGAAAAAGATGGCCTAATTCATGTGCTATTGTAAAACGTTCTCTTTTTTCATCTTGAAAAGGAGATACAATAATTTTAAATCCATTTCCTTCTTTCTCAACGGCACCATCAGAAAAAAAAGCTTCCTTCTGGATAGTACCACCTAGCTTTTCAACAATTTCATCAATATTTCCAATTGGTACAGATATATTGTACGCACTCAATACATCTTCCGCTAATGAATTAATCATTCTTCTAGTAGAATTATCCATTGTCACTTTTCCTTTCCTCTATAATGTCAATATATTATAACACAGTTTCTTTTATATATTCAATACCACTTATTCTTATATATAATTTTTTTACGACTATAGCATTTCCATAAATTAGTGCATATATCCACACGCATGGAACCACCCATCACAATCCGTATGCCTTATCATTTCCAGAGCTTTTTTTACAGCTTCAGGCAGCTCAGAAGCGACACGTACTTTTTGTTTTCTAAGAATCGCTTTCATTTTTGACCACATTTTCTCTATTGGGTTCAGGTCTGGACTGTACGGTGGTAGATAAGCATAGTGAATTCCTGCTTTATCCAGATATGATCTGAATACCTATAAAGTAAGCGCAAAATATTGCTACGTTACTCATGAATTACGCTTGCACCAAAATGATAGATGCAAGCGTTTTACTCTATTTTAGTTTTGACAGTTCGTTTTCGCAGTCTCGCTCCATGGGGCAAGCTGTTCTAACTGTTCATCTGACATTTTATCGTCTGGCCGCTGTGATAAGAGATATGTCAGATATTTATAGGTATTCAGATCATTCGCTTTTGCCATCTCAACCATTGTATACACAATAGCACTAGCGGTGGCTCCTTTAGGACTGGCGCTGAACAGCCAGTTCTTCCGGCCAACAGTGAATGGTCTGATTGCATTCTCGCTAAGATTGTTGGATAAACTGCAATGACCGTCTTCCAGATAGGTCATCATGGTGTCTTTCCGATGAGTAATTTAGCAAAACTAATTCCGTAAATGCATGATTCGAGGATTTTAGTGAAGCAAAATAATTTTTCTAAATTCTTGAATGATATATCTTGCTATTGCTTTTGTTCCATTTGTCTCATTAGGATGTACCGAATCCTTAATATAAGTTCCCCTGTTATACGGCGTAATTCCACAATTAGCATACAAATCAATACACATGGTACTCATGTATCTTGACTGCTTAATAATTTCATTGGCGATATCAAAGGTATCCTGACCAAAAGTTCTGTCCTGATTCAGCTCGTTCTGTCCCTGTGTTTGACCTCTTCCGCCTAACGGTGTGCATAATATAATCAAAGCATTAGGACATCTTTTTCTCAACTTCATAATAGTCGAAAGAATACCCCCAGTCAATTTACTCACATCATAATCACCACCAGTATACAGCGAGCTGTTTATCCAATCTTTATCCGTAGTATTATCGGCGCTCATTTGGTTTGAGCCGGTTCCAATGTTGATGTCATTCGTCCCGCCCATAACAAAAACAATATCACTATCTTTCGGAACAGTTCGCACAATCCTAAGCCACGAACAAAAATCGCAATATTCCCCATCTGCTCCTGCGGTTGCTTTTAACGGAAGAGATGCACCGCTTGTTTGACTCGGATAAGTATATTTTCTTGAATCTGTCCACTTAAATCCAGTTCCACCAATTCCAACAGACAAAACATTTTTTAATCCAAAATATTTTTTTACAATTTCTTGCCACGACCCAGAATGGAAATCATTTCCAAGCGCAGTAATACTGTCTCCATAAAAAACAATTTTTTTATCAGAAAAATCTGGCTTTATAAAATTGATTTCATTTTCAAGGTCTGCGTTTGATAAAGCATTATAAAATATTGGCGAAACAGTTTCATTTATGGTAACTCCACTTTTTACAAAAAGTCTGATTAAAACTCCTGTTGAATCCAAAGGTAAAACAAAGCTATCGATACCGTTTGTTTCAAATAATAAATTGTTTTTATCATTTACCCAATTATAAACTCTAAAATATACATTTTCTGAGTTCATTATAACTTTGTAAGGTTTGCCAAGTTGCAAATATTCTGGAATCATATTTTTAGAATTTATCAAATTCACATAAGATTCATTTGTCGATGTACCAGTTATAGTACATGACAAATTACTATCCCATATGAATTTAATTGCGTTCATTGTTGTATTATATTTCTCTACACGAGATATTATATTATAAGAGTTGTAACTATCCATATCTTCCTTGAGTGAACCAATGCTGTCCCCTACAACTTTCGCATCTGCTGCTTTTCCGGATTCCTGCAGGGTATCATCTATTGGGATTATTTTTTCTTCTGTTGCCTGGATCTGCTTGCGGACGGCATCGCCAGCTGTGCTGTATTTTGTTCCGTCTGCTCCGACGCGGATGTCCTGCAGCTCTGCGTCTCCAGTGGTTGATCCGTTGGGCAGTTGGGTGAAAGTGTCGATTCGGGATGCGTTCGCTTTTGAGAGTTTTGCAACCTCATTAACTGCGTCAACTAAGCTTTTTGCGGAAGTAGTCAGTGATTCGACTGTTTTATTTTTAAGTCCAGAAGAAACAAAATTCCACAAATTTCCGAAACTGAATTTTTTTGTTTTTCCGTTTGATTCACTCAAAATCGAAATGTCGTTGTCTTCGAGTTCTGATTTTTCTGAATATTTTTTAAATTCCGGCATACTTATTCCTCCGCTTCATACCTTTTTAATTTTTTTTTGAGTTCTGATACTTCTTTGCTTAACTCCTGTATAGCTTTATAAGCCACTCCAATAGCATTATACATATCAATATTACTCTTATCGTGGTCTAATATATCGCCCGTCAAATCGTAACCGTCACCAATCACAAAACCGATGTGTCTTCCATCGTTATCTTTTGCGTGATGTTTTAACTTGTACCGGTATACAGTCGTGGCATTAATTTTTTCAAGAGCACCGTCTTCGTAGGCATGGATGTCTTCTTTCCATTCTGCCTTGGATCCAGTGACCCAAGACATCGCTTTGCAAGTTCCGTCTTCTGTGACAACAAAATTATAGTTATCTTTATTAAACGCTCCACGACCGTTCCAACCGCCCCATACAACCCACGGGCCTGTAGCTCCAATGCCGTTTTTCTGCGTTTCGCTAGTCTCCCAATATTCGGCTGGTTCGTCATATACTGTCGTTTGCTTAATTTGGAAGCCACCAATTGTGAGAAAAACATCCTTTTCTCCATTAATATTTCCACTTGATTCATAACGGAAAAATTCACCGAGTTGTACAGATTCAGCCTTTTCAATGGAAAAGCCCTTATTTGTCCAGGATCCTATCAGCTCATCATTTTCATCGTAAACATGGAATTCTCCATTTCCGTTGCTTTTTCCGCCAACTTTTAAAATACCACCCATTGCAAATGAAAAGTTGATATAGAGCTTGCGATTGCGTAGATAAATGCCTTGCTCTTCTCCGTTATTGGTTAAACGATTAAAAATCTCTTCCTGGTCGAGAGCTTTGTTAAGCTCATCAACTGCGCTATCGTCGGTATATTTATTTTTCTTTTCCCAATCATCCGCAGAAAATTCTCCGTCCTGTCGATCTCTTACACAGGTCATAATATCTGCATCCGCGCCGCCAAACCACAAATCACCTACGTTGTACGGAGGAACCGGCGTGTTTACGAAAATTTGAGCCTTACCGTCGATAAAATCAAATAAATCATCCGGAACCTTTGATTTTACCCAGTTTCCGCTGACGTAAATAAACTCATCACCAGTGCTCGGAACCTTCCACAGATCTCCCTCATGACTAGATTTTTCTTTTTCCCAAACGGTCAGAAAAGGATTTCCATTTCCGTCTAAGATGTTTTCTCCGTCAGAATCCAGCAAATAGGTTTCTTCCGTGGCCGTCCATTCGATCGAAGGGTCGTTTTCCTGGTACCAGGACTCCGCTTTTTTATCAAGAGAATTTTCGATATCTTTGATATTGTCCGCATATTTGCCGTCGATAAAATCATCGAGATTCTTTTTTGAAAGTCTCGAGATGACGGTATCAATATCTTCTCCTTTGATGCTGACCGCAGAAGCCGAAATCCTCACTTCTCCAGTTTCTGCGTTGACATACAGCGTTTCTCTGCCAGACTCGTCTTGAATAACAAGCTCGCCGCCTACACCCCAGTCAAAATTGATGCCTATCGTCGTCATGATTTTGGAGATAAGTGTTCCATCGACTGTAAGTCCAGCATTCCAAGTCTTTCCGCCATCGCTAGACACTGCAACCGCTTCTGCTGTCATCTTCCATACGATTTGTGATTCCTTTAATGTAGGCTTGTCGTGAAGATAATAGATATTGCTTCCATCTGACTGTTCTTCCGTAGTCATATACACTCCAGAGGAATTATCCAAACGTTCGCTTAAGCTATTCATCTGTTTTTCAAATTCTGTGTAGTGCCGTTGCGTTATGCGCTTCATCTTCTGATAGATTTCTGCCGCTTTTCCTCCATAAGAAGAAGCTGTTCTTTCCGGTGTATCCAAGTCGCACTTTAAATTGGTGAAACCAAGATAGTTAAATTCAACAGATGTTAATACGGTTGGGAAAACGGATCCATTATTTTTCCTAACAAAACAGGTGTCCATGACCTCCGCCATGGGATACGCAATGTGACTTCCGCTAAAAGAATACAGCTTCAACCCGATAACATTGTTCGCGATGAGCTGCAGTCCGTCAGATTCTTTTCCAACTATTAACGGATTATCAACCGAAAAGCAATACTGAGTATCTCCAATGATAAGCTCAGAATCTTTCCCATCCTCTGTCTCAACTGTGGTCCGTACACCTGTTATTTTAATCGGATCTGTAGAAACTTCCGGCGTGCTCTTAAAATCCTCAAAGACTTGGAACCCATCTGTGTTATAGCTTCCGTCCGCTTTTTTTATGTCGTTCATGTTGTAACTTTTGATAACAACACGTTCGTTTTCGTCACACAGCGCGTTTCCACCGGCGATCATTGCTATGTTGGCCAGAACAGACCTACAATTTACATTCTTCGGGGCTTCTTCTACCACAAAATCCTGATTAGGAAACGACGCGTTTCCGATAATAAGGTTGCACTGGCGGCAAACATCCTGATAGATTCGAAATAATGTAGCCGGGTAAGTTACTACCGGAATATATGACACGCTCGTTTTCGAAATTGCATCGGCTGCCGTGAATTCAAGTGTACTTCCGGGAGCAACCGGCTCTGTGACATAAAACGTTCCCTCTTTTATTTTTTCTGTGGTTCCGTCAGCCAAAATAACGCCACTTTTTAACGTTATTTTGGCTGCGAGAAAGTCTTTTTTATCAAAACTGCCGTCGCTATTATCAATGGTAAGTTTAATTGTTTTCGAAATCGCCGCGCCAAGAGGGAAAGAATTATTTCCGGCCGTCTGTGTGATAGAGTTACCTGTCACGCGAAAGTTTTTTTCTGGACTAAGCGTAAGCGTAGAGCCATCCGAAAGCGTAACATCTGCATACGGATAGATTATTGCCCCATTTTTCACTTGTTCCCTAAACGCCGTACTTACATTTTTCATACAGGATTAACCCCCGTTGCTTGAAAACTTAATTCTGAGCATTTTTCCTCGCCATCTACAAGCGAATAAAAGGCTGTTTCGATATTTGCGGTGTAAAAAGGTGATGTTTCCCATTTTCCGGAATATACATTGAAATGGAAAAAATCATACTGTTTTTTTCCCTTAATTTCCTGCAGGATTTTCGCGGCATTTGCTGCGGATATATCGCTCCATTTGAGCTTGTACGCTTCAACCGTAAAGAGCGGTGTATTCATCATAACGCCGCTCATAATACGACCAGAGTCATCCGATGAAGTGGTCGCATAAGAAAGAGAATATCCATCTTCGTCCACTTCCGGAGCTTCAAAAGAGCCAAATTTCAAGTGTTTTTGCGTCATAATAGCCCCTTTCCTTAAAATTCGAATTGGTTTTGACCAGTCTGCATCTGTCTCAACTTTCCTTCTGAAATCGTCTCGTCGAAAATAATCTTTCTATCAAGCTGAGCTACAAATCTATAAGTAGATGCTTTTCCGCCAGACTCTTCCCGGACAATCTTACGGATAAGCCCCTCTGGTGCTTCGATATTGTTTCCGCTTTTCTGATCTCCGAGCATTGCCAGAAACTCCTGGTTTGGTGGGATGACCGCACCGGATGCCAGATGTGGGATTCTTCCGATAGTTGGAATATTTACATGCGGAATTCTATTCACGCCGCGGATCAGATTATTGATTGCTCCGATTGCCTGATTAACCATGCTGATGATCCCATTAATCGGAGCACGCACAACATCACCAATTCCGCTCATGATACTCGAAAAGATATTTTTGACGCTCTGCCAAGCATTCCGCCAGTCACCAGTAAACGCGTATTTAATAAAATTCATAATCCCAATAAATACGTTTTTCATAGTTTTGAATATTGACTTAATCAAATCGCAAAGCACCTGCGGAGCAATGCCAGCTACGCCAAAATATTTTACCCAGTCAACAGAGAATAATTTTTTCACCAGTGACATAAATGGAGTTAAAATATAGTCTCCAATCCATTCAATTACAGCGCCGCATGTATCCGCAAATCCCTGTGCTATTTGTCCTGCACCGGAAAAAGCTTTTTTCCAGTCGCCCGTAAACACACCAACAAGGAAATCGATCAAACCGCCGAGCATATCCAGAATTCCGTTCGCCATTTCTACCGCAGCGCCCAATAAATCAATAGCCGCGTCGCCTAGCCATTGTACTACAGGAGCCAATAACGGAATTACATTTTGAAGAATCCAATTAATAAGGGGAACAAGAACGTTATTCCAAATTTGCTGTAGCGCATCAATGATTTTTGCGCACACATCAAGGAATTTATCGACAAAATCTGTAAGAGGTCCATTAATCAAATCTTCGAGCCGCGTTCCCCATTCATCGATGATAGGCACTACATAACTATTGTAAAGATCAAGCAGTGTTTCCAAAATAGACGCACAGCCTGATTCGAAGTCATCAATAAATGGCTTAACGCTCTCATCATAAAATGCAATAATTTTGTCGGATGTATCGTTTAAAAAGTCCTCGATAACCTGCGCGAGATGTTGTATCGGAGCAATTGTATTATTAATTGCTTCTGTTATCTTATCCTTGTTGTCAATCCACGGCTGTGAAATAAGATACATCTTATCCCGTTCGTATCGTGAAAAAATTTCTACGGCCAGACCTCCCAAAGTTGCAAAAATTCCAATAATATTTCCAGTCAGATCCTGTGCCGTCTGTGTTCCAAACGTGTTTGCAAACACTTCGGCTATGGTTTTTGCAATAAGACCAAACTGATCTGCCATTTCTGTGCCGACGTTAAAAATATCAACCAAAAATTTCTTGATTCTATCTTTATTTCTGCTCAGATAGCTTTCAAAACCGCCTACAAGATTAACAGCCAGTGTAAGGCCTACGCTTGCTATTGATCCGGCCACGACCCCGAGATTATAGATTACAGATTCTGCAAAGCGTTTCGCAGCTCCTACTACTTCCGGGTCCGTGAAGATCTCAGCAAGATTCCTTTTGATGGATGCCAGATCCTTTTTCAGTTCTGCAAGCTGCGGTTTGTAATCTCCAAGGCCATCCCAGAAGCCGGACATAAACAGGTCTTTAATCTTTTTCAGTAAATCAAAAACTTTCTGCAGATTATCCAGAAAAGCGTTAGGGATCTGCTCTTCCGTGAACATCGGTGCACTGCCTGTTCCTCCTCCACCGCCGCCAGCTCCCGGGGATTTGCCGCCACCGCCGCTGCCGGAACCGCTGTCGCTTTTCGAATCCATCTTGTTCAGATCATCGAGAGGGGAAAGGTATTTTTCCGTTGCTTCTGCGGCCGCATCTGCCGCATCTGCCGCGTCGTTGGTTGCGTCCGCTACATCTTCCGCACTCGATGCCGTATCGCTTAGAGATGCCGCGTAATCCTTCTGAACAGCTAATGCTCGAGTATATGTTTTCTTACCAGACAGCATTGAAAAGAACATGCTTACGTAAGTTGCCGCGGTGCTAAGCATGTCGATGAATTTTGACAGAATCGGTGCAATCGCTGTAAGAATCGGCGCAAATGCTGTCGCAAGACTGTTTTTGAGCCGTTCCAAGCTGCCCCACAACATAGAGATAGCCGAGTTGGTTGAGCCGGATTCCTGCGCCAAATTTGACATTCCAGCCACAACCGCGCTTCTCAGCTTATTGAAAAGAACGAATAATGAGCGGATGCCTAGACCGTATTTTAGCAACGTCATAATTCCGTTTTTGGCATTTCCTGCAGCACTTCCGGTCTCTTTCAGAGAATTTGCGGCTTTCTTTCCACTGTCAGCAATTTTTTCGTTGGATTTTGCCAACTTTGACGCGTTGTCTGCTGTGTTTTTAGTCGCTGAATTATTCGCCGAGTTTGAATAGCTGTCAATGCTGTCTTTTACGTTATCATACGAGGTTTTTAACCGGTCATTGATACTTGCCAGCTTTTCTTCTTCCTGCGCCAACTTCTCCATTGCTGCAGCTGCTTCTTTTGTTGGCTCGGTTTTAATTACATCAGTACCAAATTTTTCTTTTTCGCGCATTTTCGCTTCTACTGCACTATATTTTTCGTACAGCAGATCGAGATTTTCTAAGGTGCTTTTAATTTCTTCATCATTAATTCCACCAGTATTTGACGCGCGCAATTCGTCCCATTTTGCTTTTGCCACATCAATTGCTTGACTTAATGACTCAAGCTCAGATTCAAGTTCTTTGTATTTGTAGGTCGGAGGTTCACCGCCTAACGCAGAAGAAAACGCTTCTCCGTTTTGTTCCAACTCTTGTAATTCTTTGTTTGCGTCATCAATTGTTTTCGCGAGCTGGTCAATATCGTACTGATAGCTTTTATACTTTTTGCTGTCCTCGCTGCCGCCCAGCGCCACGAATTTTTCCTGCGCATAGACCAGCTTGTCCATCTGCGTCTTAGCAGACTCTATCTGTGCCTGGATCTCTTTGTATTCGTCTGTCGGTATCTGCTGTTTTCCGAGTTCAGCAACCTTTTCTTTAAGTTGTTCGACTCTTTTTTCCTGCTCTCTGTACTGATCGTTCAACTTTGAAAATGCATTCGCCTGCTTGTTAAGTGATGCTTTGGCCTTGTCTCCAAGACCATTAATAGACGAGATACACTGCCGCACATTCGCTTCCAGCTCCTTACTGCCAGCTTTTGCGCCGTTTGTGTCAATCTCCGTATCAATGATGATATAGCCGTCAGCCTGTCCCGCCATGCGTATTCCTTCCTACCGTGTAACTTTTAACGGTTTATGCCGGTGCTCCGTATGCTCCGGCAGTTATTTTGATATTCCGAAAAGCTCTCTAAGAGCTGCTTTTTCTTCTTCGCTTCTCTGGCCGCTTGCCGATTTGAGATCGATGATAGTCTTGTTATCTCTGTAATATTCCTGTTCCCACTTGTCCAGTTTCTTTCCTTTGGCTTTTTTATCTCGGATACTTACCACGGTCGCAAACGTGCCTTCGCCGATCTCCACGTAGAATGCAAAAAAAGTCCACCAGTGCAGATACTTCTGACCGCGCACATCTTTTCCGGCAACCTTATTGATAGACGGAATAATAATGGTTGCATCCTGTATCCAGTCCATTAATTTTGGCCTTTTTCGCTTTGTGTCCTCTGAAAATCCGCAGTCAATAAATTCACATGCTTTTTCTGAGGCTTCTTCCCATTCGGTGGGTGGCATATCGTCAAAATCAATATAGAGGATAGCTAACATACTTATGACCTGTTCAGCCCTCTTTTCGTCCTCGGTCATATCTGGTTCGAAAATCTCGGGATCGTTCATACATTGCAAAATATCCAATACCACTCGGTAATCTGAGCGTATTGGATATTCTTTTCCTGCAACGTTGAGCGATGTCGGAAGGCTCCACGCGTCCATTATTTACGATATTTTGTAACGTACTTGTTCATACGTGTTCGAACTTTTTTCGCCCTGTGTTCGGTCTCAGTTTCGATCACGCGGCCGATAGCGTCAACAACTTCTTCGAAAAACAGTTTTCCAGAAGCAAGCGGAGAGAACGGGCCTAAGATGCTGAAAAATGATTCTTTTGAATCCGATCCGATCAGATAGGAAAGCTCATCAGCAACCATGTTTTCAACCTTTTTGATGTCCGCCGGTTCGTTTTCCGGCACTGAAAAGCTGTTCAGATGTTCTACAACCTCATCATATCGTGAGATAAGATTGGTGTCGGACGGTCGAAAATCAAATTTCCCGTATACATGGCCCTGCTTATTTTTGATGTAATAAGTTTTTAAGCCATCATCAATAATGATATCGTTACTCTGCGGTTTTACGAGTTTGTTGCTCATTGGAAAGCTCCTTTCTATTCGTGTGTGATCTTACGCCAGGGATGTGCTTTTATCGGAAGCTGGCGCTGCGCCCTCATTAAATTCCGGAGTTCCGGTTTTAAGAGAAGCTGCGCTTACGTATCCTTTTGTGAATTTGCCATCCTCAGAAACAGCGAACGGGATATTGAGACCTGCAGTATCGCCTCCGTAAGACTGCGGTTTTACGATGACTTCGCGTACGTACGCAAGATGATTGGTCGCCGCTGTGTCCTCCACGATGACCTCCAGCATAAGGGTTTTACAGGCATCGCCTTTTTTACGTTCAAGGGCGATATCTCGCAGTACCGGATACAGTTTGTTATCCGGGTCAGCATAGAACGGATCAGCGTCCATAGACGGCTCATATCCGTTGTCTCTCGTTTTGGTCTGGCCGAGAATGTTTTTGGTTGTTTCAGTGTCCGGGTTAAGCTCTACGGACATATCCTCGATGTCATCACCTACCAGCACCCAGCTTGCGGATGCCACGACTCTCTTGAATGTCGAATCAAGGTAAGTGGCCATTGCTTCACGCTCAAGTTTTGACATGTTTTTTCCTTTCTACCGCGTAACTTTTCGCGGTCAGCGGCTGCCGAATCGGTGCCGGTATGATTATTTTTTGAATTTCTTTCGATATTTTAATGACATGCTGATAACCCAGTCCTCCACTTTGTTTTCTGCCACCGTATCAAGATAAGATGGCGTAAGGCGGGTTATAGATTCAATAACTCTTCCTTCTGTAAGTGTCGGGTAAGATTCCAGATGATATTCTTTCCCATCCACCTGCACAGGCTGTTTTTCCAGCCATTTTCCGAGAGTGTCAAGAAATTCTTTGATTTCTGTCTTAATTCCCGGCGTTGTAGGTGCTGAGCGATACACGATGTAAAACGGATAGTTGCAAAGCTGATCCACAATTCCTGTGATGTATTTCTTTTCAGAAGCAACCACAGCTCCACTCACTGGATAGAATGCAATCCCTTCATCCTCTTTGAGCGAAGAAAACTTGATCTTTTCGGTCTGCTGAAGTCCGGGGAAAGTGTTCAGAACTGTTTCCAGCGCTTTCGTTACGATGTCGTATCCGTCCACATCGTATGTAACAGTTTTTTTAACCTCCTCCGGCACGTTTCTTCACTCCCTTCACCCATTCTTTGCCGTGTGCCGCTTTTGCGGCATCAAACCAGTGATCCGTAGCAGACGGATGCGCGGTTCTATCGAATTTCAGTGGTGTATCAGTAACAACTTTTTTTGCGCCAGGTCTCGCCCACGCTGAACGCGTCTCCGGATCAACCATAAGTTTTCCCTCGTACAGGAACCGTCCATACGGTGGAGCGCCTGCGCACACCTTTCCAGTGCCCTGCATGGATGCACTGCGCACTCTGGTTGCATCCACCATGATTCCGTCACGAAAAGGCATGTACGGGATCATATCATTCATAACCTGTCCATCAAGCCAGAACTGCGCTTCCTGGAACTGCTTGTCAAACCTCGTAAGGTCTACCTGTACCTTAACATGTCCATTCACGACCGAAAAACTGGGGAAATGTTTCGTATTGCTCATTATTTTCCCCCTATTTCAAAATGAGGAATAAGCCTGTACGGACCGCCTACATTGCTGATGGAAAACACATTATCGTATTTCTTGTTCATGTAATCGTAGAATCCGCGGTCTACTCTGCTCGTATATTCCGCGTCTTTCACCACGCCGTACATCTGCCGTTCAACGATGGTGGCAATCGGCCTTTTCTCGTGATTCTGCACGTATGCTCCGTTATGATCGATAAGATAAGCCTGTTCTTTCTTGACGCAGTAATCGCCGAGCACGAAAAAATCTTCGTTAGCGAAAGTGATTGTTCCCGGAAGTTCTTCGTTTGTTTGAGCTTTCCAGGCTTTCGGTGATAACCATTTCTTTCCCTGCACCATAATAGTGCCGTTATCTGGCGTATATGCCACGTGCAGACTGGCTGTATCGGCGCTGTCAATGCCGGTTCGGACAATATTTGCGACCTTATCCGTGATAAGATCCACATGCTGCAGCACGGTCGGATACCAGAATACATTCCCGGTTTGATCTTCGTACCGATTGAAAAGAGTTATGGTTTCATCATACATGGTTTCACCTACTTCTTATTCTTTACAAGCGCCGTCTCATATTGACCGCTAAAACGTGATTTTCCATTTGAGTACCACGTATAGCCTTTGGGATTCGTAAGAGCATTTTCTACGGGTTTCCAGCCTTTAGGGGGGGGTATTGAAACGTTTTACCGTCTTACCGTTTACAGTTTTCATCATTCCACTGTTGCTACCTCTTCCACCCATCATTTTCTCCTTCTGGCTCCCCTGTTATAATTCCGTTCTGCTCTGGTATCTTTTTTTGCAGTACGGTTAAATTCGTTCCGATTTAGAAAATCATTCGTTTCTTTTCTGTCCTTTTTGTAATTTTCCAAATCTTTACGCCACTCAGAAGCCGAAATGTTTCTTGTCGTAGCCCCGTTAGATTCCGCACGCTCGCGAAATTCTCGTTGCGACATATTAAGCGGCGTAGGTTGCTCCATTCCACCAATTCCACGTTTATAGTAATTAATACCATTTTCTCGTGTAAAATAATACCGCGTTGTCTCGCCGTTTATTGTAACGTCCATGCCACGCTCTCGGGGGGGCATGGGTAATCTGCTGCTTGCTCCTCTTCCACCCAATATCATAACCTCACGCCTGCATACAGGACCGGAACGCCGTCATCCGTCATAACGCCCTGTAGATTTTCGAGAATAATCTGTGTCACGAGCACGTTTTCTACCTTTTTGTCCATCGCCGCTTGTCCGTAGACGCTAGAATTTGTACCGCTGGTTCCGGTCACGTAGGAAATGCTTTCACTGCCGGAAGAAATCGAAGAAACGGCCTTATTGATGACCGTTCCATCTTCTCTCTTTACGGTTCCTACTGTTTCAATCGCAGCATTTTTTACGGTGTCGATCTGAAAAAGCGCATCCGCCAGTGTACAGACCGCTTTCTTGATCTTTTTCTGTGCCCGTTCGTTTTCCGGAAGCCCGTCTGCAAGCCGGTCAAATGTCAAAACATCAATTCGATCACTTGCCCGCTCGGCGTACCGCGGAAAGTCGGATTCTGGCACGGTATCGCCGAAATATGAAGTTGTGTAAAATTCATAATCTGCATAAGCCATGCCAGATACCTCCGTCAACCGTTGGACTTAATCAGTCCCATACGGATGTTTTTGTGATTGAATGCAAGTGACCAGTTCGCTTTTGCTCCGAGTTCCGCATTGGTCGGGGATTCTTTTGTGATTCTGTTTGCATTGATTGAGAATCCGTTCGGATGCAGCACGTAGCCCTGTTTTGTGTACAACTTACGAATACCGGCTTTGGTTTCCGGATCGTAGTCTGCATAGTACGGGTCCTCGTAGTTGGTTTTATCGCAGGTGAGCACCGTTCCAGATCCGATCATATAGCTCTTATAGATCGGAACGTCTGCAGATGTGTCTACAGTGAAACGATCAGATACAACTGGAATGAATCCGCCGATCGTCGGAAGCTCAACATCTCGCTCGATAGCATTTGTGATTGTGTACTTATTGTAATCAACCAGCCCCATAGCCTTGTATCGAGCATAGATGTAAGAGTTAAGGACCAGCAGACCCATATTCTCGTCTGCGTCTCCAACTGCTTTCTGCTGCGCGAAAATCAGTGTTGTATCATTGATTTTGTTTGCATCGGTTACGGTTGTAACCCCAGAAGATTCCGTCGCCGAAAGATCAGTAACATGGTCTTTCATCCCGTCCAGTGAAAGAACCGCATCAACAATAGCCATGAGATCACGGGTTCTTACCTGCCGATAGAATCCAGCAACGGAATTCGCAACATGCGTCATCGGGTCAGCGCCGGTCAGCTCCTTTGTGAAATCCTGGGATTTCCATGCTTTCATACGCTGGGTCAGCATACAGGTCTGTTTCTTTCCACTGATCTCTGTCGGGGTGTTGTCGGTTTCACCATCATTGTTGAGCGCGTGAGATTCGTCTTCATCGATCGGAACATAGAACGGAAGTGTTGCAACGTTTCCTTTTGTTCCGATCAGATCCATGATCGTCTGATCCTGTACAAGGATTCCAGACGCTAAGATTCGGTCATTCCAGGTCGGCTGCTCGCTCATGTAGTCGGAGAACACCTCCGGATCAAATGAAAAGCCGCCAAAAGTACCAGTTCTTGGCATTGTGTTTCCTTTCTACCGCGTAACTTTTTGCGGTCAAGCGTTATCGCGTGATAACGGTGTTATTTCGAGAGTGCTTCGTACAGCTCGGGATCTTCTTCTCTTAATTTGAGTCTTTCATCAAGATTCATTTTGCGGAAAGTTTCTTTCGTAATCTCGCCGCCATTGCCGCCGGTTGTAGGCTGTGTGAACTTGGCTGCATTGCTCTTTGCCTTTTTGGCTCCGGCATCCGCGAAAATCCCTGCTTTCTGTTTTCCGTCCTTGTCGGTAATCATCTCTGTGAAGATATCCGAAATAGACTTTCCTTTTGCAGAATCAGCATCCAGCGCTTTTGTAAGCTCTGCGCGGTAGTAGTCGGCAGTAATATCGTTCAAAAACTCGTATTTCTTCGCTCCCTTTTCGTCTGTAGCCGTCAAGAAATCATTTACCTGTTTTTCGACTTCTGCCTTTCTGGCATCTGCTGCCCGTCCAGCTTTCTCTTCGTTGAGCTGTGTGGTGAGGGTTGTAACTTTCGTCTGTAATTCTTCGACGTTCACATCTTTGAATCCCTCCAGCTCTTTCTGCACATCGTCCAGCGAGTTCTTGTACTCATCACGCTTTGTAACTACCTTGTCATAATCTGATTTGGTCCGATAGTTTTCTTCCATCTTCTTTTTCAGATCTGCTTTTTTGTCTTCCGGAATCTCGATTTCGAGTTCTGAAAGAATTGCTTCGTAATTCTGCATTTTCTATCCTCCTAAACGTTGTTTTTAACTGCCCGTCGGCAGTAATGGATTTAGGCAGATCAACCTCTGCCGGGGTAATGGGAAAATAGGATTCGAACCTATCAAGCAGTCCAAAGATCCAGCATCTTATGGCAGAATCAAGGGGGATGATGCCAGTTTTCCATTACTGTTTCCCAATTGTGTAATTCATAGTAATAAGAAACACGCCGCGTTTTCAGAAAGGCTTGAGGAACGGAAAACGCGGCATATTTCAGACACGTTCCGAGCCTTGTGCAGGCTCTTAACAGGATCCCCTAGAACGTCGAAAGGAGGTGAATTGAACATCAAAATGACTTACAAGCCCATCCCAACTTCTTTTCACGCTCCTATCATACGATATTCAATGTTTTTCGTTGTACCCATCTTGTCATCACGAATCAGCAAGCTTTCGTATCTGCTGCATGATAGCCTGTCTTTCGTCGCGAAAATCCGCATCAAGAATCATCGCCTGCAACATATCGAACACCTCAACCATCAGGCGGCCGACGGAATCCATAAGCTTATCTTTGTGCGCCGCGTCTCCGTGTTCCTGGTACGCCATTTTTGCCGCAATGTACTCGTCATACAGCGCGTCAATATTCTTATCGTATTTTCCATTGCTGTACTTCTTAATCAGCGTTTCTGACGCGTCCATCATGGCCGCAGGAATGCTCTCACACTCCATTTTTCGCATATTGCATAACGTGGTCGTGATTTTGAACATTGCGTCAAGGTTATCTGTCGTGAGTTTCTGCATCGCAGATTCTTTTTCTCTTTCCAACTGCTTTTCCAGCACTTCTTTCACGTTTCCCATCATTCAACCTCGATTCCTTTCATGCGTTTTTTGTATTTTTCGTTCAATTCTTTCTGCGACTCAGTGATATGGACCATATCATAGCCGGTCGAGATCAGATCAAGAATAATTTTGTCAACCTCTTTCAATTCATCGCCCACATCATCTATCAGCGAAGCTACAAGCATGAAATCTTCCACATTTCCTTTTTCAAGTAGCATTGCGGCATAGCTCTGATATACCGCTTTTGTCTCCTCTTCCCATTCGCGATAGGCGGAAAATCCATCCTCTACGGCTTTCTGCTTGGTGCCTTTTCCGACGGAAATGCTTTTTGCGGCATACCATCCGTCCGGAATCATTTTAACCTCGCCAGAAAACGCATCTGGAATAATTTTCCCGTGCCGTTCGATGTAATATCGGCACACCTTACGGCGCTCAAGGCTTTCTGCGATGTGCTGGTACTCATGTATCCGTTTATAACCTTTCAGCCCGAGAAAATCGAAATAATCTGCCATCTGGCCGTGCATCATGATAGCTGCCACGAAGCGGCTGTTGATTTCCGAAAAAATAGCATCCGCATCTGTTACGTCTGTTTTGCTTCGGAAAGTAATCATGATTCGTCACCCCCTACGCAACTTTTTTGATGATGAGGTTCGCGTCTTTTACCAGGACTTCGGTTGTAGAAATATTTCCGACTGATACAGTAAGGCTTGTTCCTGCCGGTACAGGGATCAGCGTGTCCGCGCTCACGTTCTGATAAGTGTTCGCCGTAACCACGGTATAGTCCATCTCTGTTCCTCCAACCGCTTCTCCGTTCAGTTTCAGCGTAAGCACGGTCGCGCCTGCTGCCGCCGCTGTTACGTTTCCATTGAACTGTAATTCTACTGCGATCGGAAGGTTCGTCCGATTCGTGATTGTGAAAATTCCGCTTCCCTCGATGTGGTTCAGCCATCCGCTGGAGCATCCACAACGACGGGATTTTACGCGGGTATTGGTAAATACAACATTCTGTCCTACCGCTACTGTCTGTTCTGTTTTTGCAATTACATTTAGCATAATTTCTCTCCTTTTTTGAAATGAAACAGGGGCAAGCTCCGCGCCTACCCCTGCAATTTTGCACAACTACTGTTTCGTAGATTTGGAATCTTCCAACATGCTGATTATTTTATTTTGGTTTTCGATGATCCGGTCAAGGTACTTTCTGTCCTGTTCCTGCAGGTGTTTTGCGATATCCGCATTGCTCGCCTGCGATAGGTCGCTCTGATAATTCATCGCCTGCAGGAATACACCGAACAGGTTCAGAAGATCGAGCGCGGACAGCTCGCTTGTGCTCATCACAGCACGTTACCGCCATTTCCGCAACATCCGCCGTATCCGGTCATGTTGTACGCGAAATACGGGGAACATGTAAGATAAGCCGGTGTAGGTGTCGGGCGTACCGCATCAATGATTGTACGGGTCTGCGAAACCTGTGAAATCTGATTGTACGCGTTCTGCAGATCGCGGTCACGGTCTGACAGCTTATCCCTGAGTGCCTGGATGGTGTTTTCCTGCATCATCTGTCTGGTTGCGTTTCCGTCGGCCAGAATGCTCTCTTTGATGTCACAGCAACACTGTGCCATCTGAGCCTGCATATTCTGTGCCATGAGTGCCGAATCATATCGGCTCTGCAGGATCTCTTTCTGTGTTTCACAGCAACAATTCTGCTGTGCCGCCTGCACCTGCTGTAAGCCGAGCTGATTGGTATACCGGTTTTCCAGTACGTCTCTCTGCGTCTGGCAAGCTGTGTTGGAAACGTTCTGATTGGTATTGAAAATGTCACGTTTGACAAATTCATCAGAAATGAAATTGTCCTGCACGCCAGTCTCAACGCCGCCACGGTTCCATCCGCCCATCATCGGGAACAGAAATGCCAGCAGAATAATCCAGATCCACCAGCAGCCACCGCCCCAGTCATCGTCATTGTTTCTCGTTACGGCTGCTACATCAGCCGCGCTAAGTCCCATTGTTCCATCTGTCATGGTTCTTTCTCCTTATCCTTCTATTTATTAAGGCTGTGCACCGCCCTAATATCTTATTTCATCAGCCCAGAGAACTGCCCCGGGTCCATCCCGTTCTGTCTGCACATGTCCTCGAATACCTGCTTTGGGTTCTTACCTTTGCACATATCCATAGCTTTCTTGACGTTCGGGTTAGTCTGCGCCATCTGTTCTACTGCGGCCTGCGGATTGCCCGCCTGTTTGAGCTTATTGACCATCTGCATAGCCTGCATCATCGCACCCATCGGGTTGTTGCCGCCGCCCATATTGCATATCATGCTCATTAATGGATTCATACGGATTCCTCCTTATTCTCCGGCTTTTCGCCTAATCGCGTCAGCAGAGCGTCAAATTCCTGCCGCGTAACGTATTCTTGTCTTTCTTCTTTCGGCTGGCTCTGTGCCGGGTTTAGGGCTTCTGGCGAGATCTCGGCGAACTGAAACACCTTGAAAGTCGCGCTTCCCATGCCGTCCACAGACTTAACGTAAAACACAGGGCTGTTGTTGTCCATCATCCAGGCAGTGTGTCCAGGCTGGACAATCTGATTTCTTGCGCCCTCGATACCTGCAACCTGTATCCAATTTACGTTGCTGGTCGGCGCCTGCTGCTGTTGCTGACTTTGTGGTGCATACATGCTCATCTGCTGGTTTCTCGCCTGTTCCAACTGATTAATTCTTTGCTGTAACATCGCCTGTTCATTTGCAAATGCCTGTGGGTCAATTGTTGTATACGGATACATATTCATTCCTCCGTTCTCTTTCTACTCATATTTTAGGCGCAAAAAAAGGACTCTGACAGTTCGTCAAAGTCCCATGAAATGCTTAAAAAAGTATCAATCAGCATACTTTAATGATTTTGGTGTTTACGTTTCTGCTGATCCGTTTGGCAGTAGAAACAGAAATGTTCATTAGTTCCGCACACTTTTCGAGCGGAATATTCCTACTCCGATAATCAAAAAGTGTACGTTCGTCCCGCGTAAAATTACAATACGCGCGAAAATATTCCAGCTCCGGTACTGTGAATTCATACACTTTCAAGATAAGCCCTCTTAATTTTTCTTGTCGGTCATCGCATTTACAAGTTCTTCCCTCGTTTTTTTTAAGCCCTCGATGTTGTTCCCTGTAATCTTATTTTCGATCAGGTTGAACATACTCCTCATTATCAGATTCATATCATCTCGTTGGGTGCGGATAGAGGTATAATCTTTCTCAAGTTTTGACTTGATATCCTTGATATCCTCCTCCATCGTCTGCATCCTCTTTTCCAGATCCCTCTCGGGCTTTTTGAATTTCTTCCATGCTCCGGTCAGAACCACAATCGCGCCACCTACTGTAGTTATCCAGCCGCAGAGAATCATGATTTGATTAATCGTCTCAATCATCTGCTTTTTCCTTTTTGCGTTTTTGATATCGCCGTGCATCCGCTGCGGCTCTTGCTGCCTGTTTTCGGTCCCAATGGGCTATTTTCAATCGCTCATCATAAGGGCGCAGGTTGTTGTCTTCGCAAAACTTGCGATATACTTTATTTTGCTTACTAAGCAAATTAGCTTTTTGCTCTGTTCTACTTTGCAATTTGCTTTTCGTCTCATCGTCGCTTGCGTTGTCTATAGCAAATTGCAATGTTTGAATTTGCCTTTTGCTGTTTCGTATTCTGCGTTCCAACAATCGTTGCCGCTTCTGTGCTTCTTCAACCTTACGATTATCTGCGTATGAGATGTTCTTAGCGTCAAATGGGTTGTTCTTTCCGTCTCCCGATCCGAAGCTATGACGGCAATTCCAGCCACCCAGCCCCTCGCCGGTGCCGTATCCGGTCACCTCGTAGAAATTCGGGTATTTCTTGTTTTTTCCGGTTCGGGAATAGAATCGCCCTTGCCACCAAAGATGATTCCCCGGGTTCTGCCCGCCGTCTCCCGTTCGTGCGCCTACATGAGCAGATACAAGAATGATATCCCAATCCATTTCTTCCATTCGCGCTTCTGATACATCACACGCTGCCTGCGCTATACCAGTGCGTACAATGGTCATGGTCGCAGATTCAAGGCTTTGCCGGTATCCGGTCGGGTACTTGACTGTTAGCCCCTCCTCGGACACTTTCTCGATCAGATCAGCCACCACAGCGCCGTAAGACTCTCCGCCGCTCAGAACCCTGTGATAAGCGCTGTCAAGCTCGTTGATAAAGAGTCTCTGCGCTTCTTCCGCGGTCGTCCGTGTGAAGTTCCGCCATGTGCCCGCGGTCGCCTTATAGTCTCTTTCCAGTACGCGCATCAGCGTTGGGGAAAGAAGAAGCGGCGTAGGTACCAGCCCAGCCGCCTTATATACCGCGTCGTCCCACTTGAGCGTCTGTATTCCTGCGTCAACGCAGGCTGATTTGATCTCTGATAGCTGCTGATTGGTCGCCTTTGCTATCTCTTTCTGTATATCTTCCAGTAGATAGCCAGCTTCCTGCAGCGCTTCGATTCTCCACTTGTCCGCCGCCGTCAACATGTAATTCTCGCCGCGTTCCATGCGGGTTAGAATCGCCTTGACGATCTTCCGCATGATCCTGTTGTGTAAATCCTCTGTGATGGCTTCTGCGCCCTCTGCCGCGTGCTGCAGATACTCAGGGGTAAGCATGTCTTATTCCTCTTTCTGTGCCTGTTTGATGATCTGGTTTGCTCCGGTGCTCGCAAGGCCGCTGACAATGCCGACGGCTACCGCGTTAAGCACGTCATGCGCCGGAAAGTCCGGGATTGTGTACATACCAACAACGCCAAGCACCGCTCCCGCCAATCCTACTGCGCACGGAATCCACTTGTTACTAATATCCGTTGCTTTCATCACCATGCCTACCAGATAGCAGACTACTGTGATGCATACTACTGTTGCTACTCCACTCATATCCATGTTATCATTCCTCCTTATATTTGCTGTCAAAAAGCTCATCCTCTTTCGGAGTGGCTTCTTCGACCATTGCCTTTGCGTCTTCCTCCGAGAATCCCTCGAACTTGACGAAATACATCCACGCCGGTACTTTTCCGGCATTAACGTAATTCCACCAGCGTGCACGGTCCTCCTCGCGGTTATACGTGATGTCGCCGAAATCATAAGTAACTTCGTACTCTCCCGCCGGACTCTCGCCGTACAGATCCGCATAGACGCTCAGGGCGTAATAGACGGCATCCATGCACTTCTCTAGCTGATCCCGCACATCCTTGATGTATTGGATCGTCCGCCGGTCATCGGATTCAACCTGCGTTGCTGTTACCATACCGGTTTTTTGGTCGAACACGAAATAGCCGTTGGAGAATCCAGCCTTATAGCCGATCTGCGACAATAACGCATTGATTCCCTTAACCCTCACTTCTGTGTTGAGTGTCGGGTTGATTTCCTGGTAGAAAGAATCCGGCCCCTCGCCGTAGACGTTTCGAACGTACTTCGGCAAGTTCTTTGTTGCGGCAGCTCCCGGGTTCACCTTATTAACCGGCGTGCCAGCCGGAGACAATAACCGATCATCTGCCAGAACGATTCGTTCACTGTCATTGATTTCTCCGGTCATGCGCGAGTACGCGATATCAAGGTCTTTCAGTTCTTCCAGAGCTTCGGCATATACCGGCAGGCCGAGTGGCGTAGACTTATCTACGTTATTCGCCTGCGGTGTCACGAACACGCCGAACATCGGACCGTCCAGGCTTTCTCCGTTCGTTTTCAAGATCGGCGGGGAGTCTGCCATAAGCTCAGACCATTTCGTATCTTTCAGAGCCACCGGATCGCCGATTGAATCCGGTGTTTTCGACCGATAGGCCCGATTGGAAATATAATAAGGACGTACTGTTTCCTCGCCCTGCTTCTCTTCTGCAAATCGGTGATATTCCAGCCGCGTGTAGTACCATTTTCCTTGCGTGTACGTATCTTTAAATATCATTCCGGTGATATTCTGGTTGTCATAATCGGTTATAAGCACTTCATCAGGTGTGAATACATCCAACGTCTTCCCGTTCGGCTTGATGACTACCGTTCCATACGCACAGCCATATTCCACCCATTTTCGGATACTGAAAAACACTGCATCCGTCTGTTGCTGCAGCCACTCCGCCCTTGCTGATCCCTCGATTGTGATTTTAATTGCTAATGTCGCAAGCCGCGCTGTTTCGGAACTTAGCGATTTTGCAAAATTGATTGTTCGGATGCCGTTCTTAACATCTTTCCACAGCGGTTCGCCGGCATAAACCGCAGCGCACTTTTTTATGACCGTATCCATTACCGGCGATTCGATCACATCAACATCAAACGCCTGCTCCGCTTCGCTTCGAAAAAACATGCTTAGCCACCTCTTAATAGTTGTTATCAGTCCCATTCCTAGCCCTCTGTCACTTTTCTGCCGCACATCGGGCAGTAATTGACGTTATGCGGCGTTCCCTCGATGCTCCCCGCCGCTCTTGTCTCGACCATCGTCTTACGGATCAGCTTGCACTGATAGATGTACCGTGCACGCTGATCGAATCTTTCTAAGGTTTTCCAGTTTTTCAGCTCATCGCAAAATTCGCACATTATGCACTATACCCCCTGCGCATTGATATTGGAGATGTAGCATACCTGAGAGAATCTATCCAGTGATCATCACCGTCTGGATAGTCCGCTATCACTTCTCCATTTGCGTCAATTTCATGTTCGTAATTGATGATTTCTTTATATGCTCGTGGTGTCCGTGCCGGATCAATAACAAGCGTTCTGCACTGGAGCCATTCGAAAGTATATTTTCGGCTGCCCGGAGTTACAAGCGCCCTTCTGGCCGGAAGTCCTGAATCTCGGAAGTCTACTATGCTTTCCTCTTCGTCTACGCCGCAATAGATCGAATAGTCATCATAGTTCTTGTTTTTGATTTGCTGTGCCATTACTGCATTTCTGATCTTACATCCGCCCAGCTCGTCAAGCAAATACACTTTTTCTTGATTAGGTACATAAGCCGCTCGAATAAATGCTTTCGGATCCGGATACCAACCCCAGTCTTGTCCCTGGTAGATAGACTGGAATTTCTGTATTTCCTCGTCCGTAATGGTTCGGATCTCAAGAAGCTCAAATATATTCGTTCCAAGTCCAACCGGAATACCGAGATACTCATGCTTATACGCGCGCTCATTGGTCTTTTTAAGGTGTTCTGCATCGTCGATGAACTGCTGTCCAAGCCAGTCCACAGGAACGCTTGTATAGTCGCTCTTGTGTCTGTAACTGTCCTCTCTCGGCTCTTCAACGTATACGTTCGCCCAGTTGCTCCGGCTGATCGGCGGATTGAACGTCTTGAATACAACGAACTTATCGCCACCACGCAGTACGGACTGCTGTACGGTTCGGATTTCTTCGATTCCGGCGAACTCGTCAAGTTCCTCAAACCACAGATATTTAAACCATCCGCGGCTTGCCTTGATTGATTTCGTTTTCTTTGCCTTATCCAGCCCGCGAAAGATGATCTTCTGTCCTGTCGGCTTGTAAGTGTACTGCATAGGGCTTACACTCGCCGACCAAAGATCATTTGCTCCAAGTGCATCAATCCCCCATGCTATCTGCTCAAATACCGATTCTCGTAGGGTGTTTCCAACCTTTCGAAATATCACAGCATTTGTGTGCTCTCCTTTTTCCGCATCCATCATCATTCCGAGTGGAATCTCAACACCTACAAAGGATGACTTCGTGGATCCACGCCCTCCGTACAGGTCATAATAAGTGTGGTTGCCATCCAAAATATCCCAATGGACGGCGTAGAAAGCAGGCGCGATGATGTCAGTTAGATTTACTGCGTTTACGCTGCTTTCCATTCTTTCCCTCCGGGCGTGGAATATTGTTGATGATCGTAATGCCATCACCGTTTGCTTTCGTTTTCTCCGTCAGCTCAATTCGTTTCATAAGCTCCCGGCCTGCCGCCATTCTGGTATCAATTGATACTTCAAGCCCAAACTGGTCCTTTACCTCACCTCGCATAACCGAAGTGTAAAATTCCTGTATTTCCTTGATAGTAGCGACCTTTTCGCTCTCAACTTGCTCCTCCAGATGGCGTAAATATTCTCGGACATTCGGCTTTTTTAAGTTCTCGCTTGCCATTTGCGGTGCTGTCTTCTCAGAATACCCCGCTTTTCTTGCCGCTTCCGCCTTATTCCCGCATTCCATCAGCTCATGGCAGAAATCTTTTTGTTTTTTTGTTACGCTCATCTAATCACCTCTGTCTATTGCCATTCTTGCAGCGCCCTCCACATATCTACCAGACAGTTCAGCAAATCGAGCTGTGATGCTGTTCTGATGATCTGATAGTCCATTTGTTTCCATACACCAGCTTTTCCGAGAAAATCAACAGGGGTTGACAGTATATACATGGTTATCATCCTCTCTTGCTCCTTTGAATAGAACTGTGTTGTCCCTATCTTCACGATTTGCCCATTCTTTACTAGCGCACGTTGCAATTTTTTAATGATCGCGTTTAGGTTTGCCATAATGTCCTCCCAGTCCTACCGATCAGTCTTTCTTTACCCAGCTCTTTGTTTTTCCGTCCCACCGAAAACCTTTTTCTTTCAGTGTTCCGCGTAAGTTGTAAGTTTGCCCGGATACGCTGCTTACCTTATCCCAATTGATTCCATAACTCTCAACTCCTCGAGAATCATGCCAGCTCACAATACCGTGCTTAATCTTATACGTTACGTCCTTGGTGTTTGCTTTCGGGTTACTATTATCAAACGTTCCATATGCTTTTACAATCTCAATTCCACCTTTTTCGTTCTTTCTCTCCACAGCTTCAAAGACGTCATCTCCATAATGTGCTCCGTAGATTGAATTTCTGCGGTAATAGGTCGTGATCGTCTGCTCTTTCGCTTTCGGGTCCAACGCGGATTGGCTTTTCCTGCCTATTCCGCTTGCCCCCCTCGTCCGCCCAACTAGATTCCCTCCTTCTTGTATCTCTCCTGGAACGCTGCGACCTTTTCCACGTCTCCTTCCAGCTCTTCCGGAACATTTCCGAAGAAGATCACGCGCTCCGGTGATAATCGTTTCATCATTTCTTCATATCCCCGCAGGAATGCCGCCTTTTTCGCCTTGCTGTTCTGCGTTCCCACACTGGATACTGCCACCACGCTTCCCACCGGCTCGCCATCAAAGCACCACTCGAACGAGCTTTCGTCGCTCCATGCGATCGTAGGTATTACACGCAGTCCATTCATTTGCATATATGCCGCGCACCAGTGTTTTCTGTAATGGTTGTAAATCTGCATGGCTTTCGGAAAGTCCGTGTACATGCTGAAATCCGGTGAAAGCACGTAGTCATAGTCTCTCAGTACCTCAATGTAACGATCCGGATTATTCCATACTCGTTCGAACTGGTAGTCATCCAGGAAGAAATGAACGCCTTTCCCGGCTCTTTTCGTTGTGTTGGCCGCGTAGTTGAATCCGATCCACTCACACGGCTTGTACTCTTCCGGCATAATTTCGGGGATTCCGTACTCTCCCACGCCGGAAAAGATCATTTTCTCGAGATTGTCATAAGTCTTGTTTGTAGGCATAAAAATCACCCCCATACTAATACACTTCTATTCTTAGTGTACTGGCATGGGGGCTTTTCGTTGTACCCTTTTTGTTACTCTTCTGGATATGTTTCTGTTTTTTCTTCTCCTTCCAGTCTTAAAACCACCTTATAATCTTTCTCGATAATCATGTTTTCATCAACTATGCTTACGATCAGATCATTGTCTCTATTCAATATCTGGATTTCTGCAACATTTTTGTTTCCAATCTTCATTCTAGCTCCTTTCCATGCAGAAGCAGCAATCTATACAGCTCCTCGATTGTCTTCCGCCTGTATCCCTGGAAATCTTTCCGCTGCATTGGGATGTACTGCACCTGGCTGATCCGGTCATATCCAATTCCAAGCGTAAGATTCGCGAACAGGGCACTCGATATCTCCGGGCAAGTCTTCTGTGCGGCCTGTAAGATAAGATTCTGGTCGTAGTCGTGCGCGTTTTTGCAATATGATACGATCTTATCCCCAAGTTCTTTCGAAATCCCGTAATCTTTCAAAAATGTGCTCCGAATGCTCATGGTGCAGCTCCTTTCTGCGTTACGCTTCTTTTACCTCATCTCTTAACTGGCAGAATTTGTAAGTGACGCAATACTCTCCCACGCTGAATACCGCAATATGTGTAGAGATATCAACCAAAGTTGCATCGCTCCACTGATACGAATTTACGTTGCCATCCGCGATTGACGGGCGGCGGATCTTATACCTGTTTCCTATCACAAGCTCTTCTTTCGTCATTCTGTCTTCACTCCTCCGGCATATCCATATACCAAGCTTTTTCGATTTCATCCACTAAATACACAGCAACTCCTGCGTTGCATAACGCACTCTGCGTTGCGATCATGTCCAAAACTTCCATTGCTCTTTCTTCTGTTTTGTAAGTTCCAAGCTGTTCGAATTGGTCTGCGCAGATTTTAAAACAACCTCCAACCGTCTCAGCCACATAAAGCACTCTGCAAGTATCAATATTGAAGATTGCTTTCTTGTCCTGTCTTCTAATCAGCATCTTCTTCCTCCTCTTCTGCTGGCATTTGATACACATATTCCTGTGCAAGCGCTTGATACACGGTTACACGGAGTCCGCCGATGCCTCTACCCGCGTAAATGATTTCATCTGCTTTGCAGCATCCAATTTGCTCAGCAATTTCATCAAGAACCTTTTCTGCTTTCTTTTTTGTTTTATAGACTCCTACTACACCTGCTCTTGTCTCGATACCATACCGGCCGTCCGGTCCGCAGAACATACGGAAATGATTTCCGTATGTATCTACCACAAGATCTTTGTTTTGACTCTTAATTATCATTCCTTCTCCTTTTTCCTCACGCAAATCTCAACTGTTCCTGGCTGTCATCGATATTCAGATTCGGCACCCGTTCCCCTACTTTCAGATATGGGCAGTTGGCTTCTACCAGTTTCTGCGCCATAATCGGCACTACACTGTTCCCGATCCGCGCCACCTGCTTTGCAACCGGATAGCTTTTCCAGTTGTAATCCCGGTTGATAATATAATCTTTTGGGAATCCCTGCATCAGCTTCAGTTCTTCCGGCTTCAGCATTCGCAGGAAAATGTCATAGATGATATATTTTTCACCTTTGATGTTCAAAACCACATTTACCAATCCGAACCGGTCTTTTGTGGTGATCGTCCCGAGCGGATGGTCGAGCATTTGCCCGCATCCTGCCCCGTAATATTTGATCAGAAACGCAGATACCAGTCCAAAATGCCCTGGCGAAGTCGTTATGGTATGCAGTGGCTCATCACATCCCTGCCCGATGCCAGATTTATAATACTTTGTGACAAACGCGGTCACCAACCCGTACCGGTTTGAGGTGTCGATCGTCTTGATCGGCTCCGTTAAAAGTTGCCCTCTCGAGTCCCCGTCCCGCGTCTCTCCGTGATATTGGATGATAAAGGCTAATGCGTCTTGACTTTTTACGATATACGGTTCCGGTGCATCGATGATATATTTTTTTATCCCGTTGGCTATTCGTTTTTGCGTAGCCTCTGCCAGCGGCTTTTTCCGGTCAAATATCGACGTTCCGAGATCAGACCAATCAATATAGTCTCCGCATTCTTTCCACCGCTTTAAACCGGTGTTCCCCCTGCTGTGCGTTGGTTCTGGCCAGCGGATCTCTTTTCCGTCCCGCCGGAACACCGCATACCATCGTTTCCTGGTGGTCGGTGCCCCATAATCGGCAGCTACCAGCTCTCTGCAGTCGAATATGTATCCAAGGCTTTTCATCGACCGGATAAATTTCTGATAATCTTCTCCCTTTCTTTCTGGGATCGGATAGCCTTTCGCGTCCAGCGGTCCCCACTGCTGTATCTCCTCCACATTCTCCATCAGGATCACATCCGGCAGAATCTCCTTTGCGTGCTTATACACCGCCCATGGAAGGATACGCAGACCGCGCTCCCGTGGTTTACCGCCCTTTGCTTTGCTATGGCTTGTGCAGTCCGGACTAGCCCACATCAACGCTACTTGCCGATCCTTGACGTATTTCCGCAAGTTGACCTTGAAGATATCCTCCGTCAGATGCAGTGTGTTCGGGTGGTTGGTTTTGTGCATCAGGATGGCGTCCGGGTCGTGGTTGATCGCTATATCTACCGGCCGCCCCAGTGCCATCTCGATGCCAACGGAGGCACCGCCCCCACCCGCAAAACAGTCAACGATAAGATTCTTTTTCATAGAATTACCTCCAGAATATCTTCCAAAGGGACATAGTGTTTCATGTTATTCGCATAGTAGACAACAGCACATTTTACAGTTTCTTTCGCTCTTTTGGATACATAAAACGCTTCCGGAATAACTCCGACACCTACATCACATTCCTCTTGATACTCTGCATCAAGACAACCTTTTACAATAACATCTCTATATCCAACATTTACTCCGATGAAATTCTTGTCAACATGTTTGAAATAGGTTTTTTCGATATACTCAACGTCTTTTTCGACAGTTCCATCATTGCCCATGCTCACAAGATTATTGTCCATTGCATCAGCAGTTAAAGTTTTTCTGTCGAGTCGCAACCATTTTCCGTCGTTAAATTTTTTATAAAATCCTTTGCATTTTACCTTGTCGAATAAATTCATATGTTTTTCATTCAGAAGCCCGGTATACCCTTGCCCCGGCCGGAGGCTGGCTCCTTTCTTTGTGTTTGTTATTTTTTATGTTTCTTGTTCCACTCGTTCAGAAATTCAATTTGCTCCTCATCCTCTTTCGGATCTTTTTTCCGATCCGGCGGGTCAAGTATTAGTTTTGCTGACGCGAGAATCACCGCGCAGAACAGAATGATTCCGATTATTTCCATTCTCTTTTCCTGCCTTTCCGAGAATCTGTTTTCTCGTTTTATCCCATTCTTTCAGAAGAGCATCCGGGAAATTGTTTTTATCGTATTTCGTTTCTTTCATTCTTCCGCCCCTCCAAAGCCAAACTCTTTTGCGAGATCCATATCCTCAAATTCCAGCGTCGCGCCGGTCTTTTCGTGTAGCTCCTCGTACATCTTAGCCAGACCTACACTGTTCATCTTCCGTACTGCCGCAGTGTAGTTGTCCATGTACCGGTCAAGCGCCTTTTTGTACCCCCAGGTCTCATAGATCGCCAGTGCCGAGCACACGACGTTCGCCGCGCTGATGCAGTCCTCTGCTTTCAGCAGCTTTTCTTGTGCTTCTTTCTGGTAGGCTTCGGACAGATTTCTCTGCATCCTGTCCACCCATTTCCGCAGGATCTCGAGCTTTACGCCTGTGATCCCGCTCACTTCTGCGGCTGTCATCGTCTCAGGGCTTAACTTAGTTGACGGCTTTTTCTTCAATTTATTGCTCATAGGCCCTCCCCTGTCCTTTTCTTATTATTTCATCATCTGGTAAAAGCAAAACGCTACTGTTGCGCAGATAATTGCTGTTTTGAGTACTGATACCATGCTTAACCTCCTGTCAATGCCTGCTCCAATGCCGCGAAATCATAGTCCCGCTGGTTGAAGTTGTTGAATTTGTTTTCTTTCTGCTGCTTCGTCGGCTCTCTTTTTCCTGGCTCATAATTCGCGTCGAGATAATCCACGTAACCAGAATTGAAAAAGGTACTGCCGTACTGCGGCTTTCTCCAGTCCTCCTTTTCCAGTTCCGTCTTATACCTCTGAATTGCTCTCTCAAGCTCTTCATGCCCGATTTTAAGCAGTTTTTTCTTTGCTGTATCACTTACCTGCCCCTTGCCTTTTTTGTTCGGATACAGGCTCCACAACCGCTCGAAAAGAATCTTTGCTTCTTTGGTTTCCTCCGCCTTTTTCGACGGCTTCGGTTCTTCTGGTTCTTCGTGTTCCTCTTGCTTCTCCTCTACCGGCGGTGGTGTTTCCTGCTCCACAGCTTCTATTTTCGCCTGTTCCCTGTACCGCGCCTGCCGCTTCCGGTTGCTCGCCCGGATCTGTTCCAACGCGGCTACGTTCTGATGTTCTTCCCATCCAGGGATCAGAAGCGTGTTTTCCTCGTTTCGGCTTATCATTCCCATACTTTCCAGCGCTTTCATGGCTACCAGAATGGTACTTTCTGGGAATCCAAGCTCATTTGCGAGCATCGCCGGAGTGTACGGGATGTTTTCGGTAAGGAAAATATAGCCATTGGAATTGCACCGTCCGGCCAGCGTCAGCAGCATGACCCAGATAAGAACGATGTTGTTTCCCTCCGGCAGGCCGCGCAGATACTTGATCTTTCGATTATCGAACATGTCTATCGACATCTTAACCCACTTAACCTCGCCCATCGTCCGCACCTTCTTTCAGACTCATTCCCGCTTCGTATTCGCGGAATATTGTCATCCAATCGTCGAGTTCCATCGTGACCAGGATCTTATGGTTGTTTCTTTTGTGGAATACTGCGGGCAAAACGTCTTTTCCGCTTTCTTTCGCGTCGTGTTTCGCCTGATCCATCCAATCATAGAGCTGCATTCGCTCTTGATGTTTCGCTTCCACGTGGATTCCCGGGAGGCCTACAACATCGGATGCGTCCCCGGTGTTCCCGCAGTATTGCGCGGTCCGGCGGGACTCCGTGTAGCCATACTCCCGGAACTTTCTGGAAAGCTCCAACTCGAAGCGTTTCCCTTTCTGTTTGCTGTTAATCGGCATTTCTGCCCCTTTCCGGCGGCTCCAGCCAGCCGCCTTTTTGTGACGTATAAAATTTTGAACCATACTGAGATACTCTGTTGACAGTTCCATGCTGGACTCTATGATTTCCCTTCCGGGCTATCATCCACAATGATTCCGTAGACGTGATACATTTTCTCGAAGCTCGGCATTCCTCGTTGATGTGCGATCGTGTGGTGCGTCCTGCACAGACAGATTTTCCGGTATCCAGAATCATCCACCCTCCGCCGGTCATTTCCCATGCCGATTGCATCAACGTGGTGAATTTCACCATCTTTCCCACACACCGCGCATTTTCTGTGCTTGATACACGCGTACAGGTACTTCCCGACATCATCCGCGCGTTCTATTCCGCTGTCTGAGAGCGGTATTCCCTCTTTCAATACGAAATCCATCAGAAACGTGATAAAATCCCGCGCTGTCCCCATTGAACAGTCTGAAAGGGAAAAATAAGGCTCTCCGGTCTCGATCATGTAATTACATTTCATAATCTCTTTCATCTCCTCCGGGAGATAGCCCAACTCAATAGCTATATCCCGGATGGTCGCGTATGCTTTCTTCCGCTGCAGATTGGAGATGTGCCGCCCATCGTCGAAACGCATTTCTGTATTCGTGATGGTTTTGTTCTCGATTTCTTCTTTCAGTCTGCTTTTCGGCAGCCGCACTACAAGCCACGTATCACCGTCTTTTTCCACGGATTTTACGATTTCAGCCAGGGTGTGCATCACTCGCCCCCGAGCTGTTTCTTGAACATGTTAAGGATCTTTCCGGCCTGCATTGCCGTCGGGCGGTTATTCTTAACTTTCTGTCTCTTATACAGCTCCTCAAGATTGACGTTGTGTTTTTCCGCCAGCTCCCGGATGGTCTTTTCCTGCGCATCCGAGCAAGGCTCACCGCTGTCAATCGCCCGGTTGGAATCCGGATCAATGCTGTCATCGAGTAGGAACATACCAGAGAGCGCGTATTTCCGCGCGTAGGACGATGCTGAACCGGTTGTCTGGCTTTCGTCCATCTTAGCTTTCGGTGTCGCCGGTTCCCGCGCAAAAGCGCTTGTACTGCGGCTTTCTCCGCTTTCCAGGTCGTACACGGTCACTGTCGCCCGAAGATACACGTTCGCTCCTACCGCTACCACTTCGTCCGTTATCTGCAGTGACAATAACAGTTCTTTTTCCAGCGGTTTCAGCGCTTTCATGATGTCCTCCGCGCTCCGGTATTTGAAATCACCGAAATTATTAATACGATTTTTTGGAACCTTGATCCGTGTCTGAATCTGCATGATTTTCTCATCTATTTTCGCCATATGTAGCTTCCTTTCTGTGCTCATGAATCCATCTGTCTATGCAGTTTTCCGTGTGGATGCACTCACCATTGACCTCTACGTAGTCCTCGCCGTAATACCCCGGCTTCGCAGACTCAATAACCTCTCCGCAAAAATCACAGATCAGCACTCTTCTTCCGTTTTCGTCGCTGTCCCACATGGCTGCACCTCCACTTCTCTCAGTCCGAGAATCGCCGCGATTGTCTCAACCTGCGGGAATTTTTCAGATTCCAGATACCGGCGTACTGCTTCGATATAGCAATTTGCGCCATCCTCTACACTTTTTTCTGTGCTTACGTCCATACCTGTGTATTCATACTTTTTCATTACTATACCTCCACAAATTCTCCGTTTTCCAGCGTGTAATAGGTGTCTTCTTTGATTTTTTCGCCGTCTACGTACTCAGTTTTTACACACACTGGAATATATCGTTTTTCCACAAAATTTTTCTCCCACTCAGAAAGCGTGATCCAACTTCCTTTTTTTGCTTTCGCGATGCATCCATGTCCAGCGCAAACAATAACTGTATTTTTTCCTGTACTGTTGATCTTCGTTCTATCCCCAGAGGTTCCGATCTGCGTGGCATCCCCAGAGGTTCCGATCTGCGTGGCATACCCAGAGGTTCCGATCTTCGTGGCATCCCCAGAGGTTCCGATCTTCGTGGCATACCCAGAGGTTCCGATCTTCGTGGCATACCCAGAGGTTCCGATCTTCGTGGCATCCCCAGAGGTTCCGATCTGCGTGGCATACCCAGAGG